GTTATTCGAAAAGAAATACCCGGATTTGAGTATAAAACTTGTTAAAATGTAGGAGGGGTAAGATGTCAACAGAAGTAATTAAGGGCGAGTATGTTGTGTTTGATCCAATAAAACGAAAACCTGAATATTTTAAAACAAAGGGAGAAGCTATTAACGCTTTAGAAGCCATAGAAAGAATGGGTTATTACGGCGAATTACAAGTAAAAGAAGTTGTGAGAGTTTCTAATTGGCGTAATTTAAAGACAACTCATTAAAGTTATTTTAGTGGAAAATTATAGATTCCTAGGACAAGTCATGCTATAATTTGGATAAGTTGACCATTTCTATGTCTGTTTATGGTTGATTTGTCAACGTGATTACGGATCATGCGCCGTATAAAAAAGCCGTTAGCGTGGGAGCGCCTTATCGGAAACGTATGAAGCGGGCGACGGCTAACAGTCGCAAAATGCGAGGATAAGGCGATGCTCTAGGTGAGAGTGTCGCCTTTTTATTATATAATAGAGTTATGAAGGGGATTTTTCGGAAAAGGAGGGTTAAAATGCCGAAGGGAGAAAACTTGACGGAAAAGCAGAAACGATTCGCTGATTGCATGGTTAAATACGACAATGCAACAAAGGCATATCACGAGGCGGGATATAGTGCAAAAAGCGATAAAGTAGCAGGTGTGGAAGGTCATAAGCTACTGAAAAAGCCTAAAATCAAAGAGTATATCAATAAGCGACTGGAAGAAATGGCGAATGAACGGGTAGCGGATGCGCAAGAGGTCCTCCAATTCTACACATCAATCATGCGTGGCGAAGTGGATGAGGAAGTCTTACGAGGCGTTGGAGAAGGTGAGCAGACCATTGACCGAATGGAAGTGAATGGAGCCAACCGATTGAAAGCTGCGGATGCTCTAGCCAAGCGTTATGGATTGTTTAAGGACAACATCAACTTAGAGGGCGATATGTCACTAAATATTGAAATAGATTATGGTGATGATGATGGCAACGAAAGTTAAAGCAGGGTTTAATAAAAACTTTAAAGAAGTCAACCAAACACGAAAGCGTTATAGGATTCTTAAAGGTTCAGCCGGTTCGGGGAAATCGGTGAACGTGGCCCAGGATTTCATTTTGAAACTATCCGATCCGAGGTATGAGGGCGCAAACCTTTTGTGCGTGCGTAAAATTGACGCTACGAACCGCAACAGTACATTTGCAGAATTATATGGAGCTATCAACCGCATATTTGGAAAGAAAGCACAAGCTCATTGGCGGATCACAAAAAGTCCGCTAATGCTCCAAAACCTTGTTACGGGAAACTCTATCATATTCCGAGGCGTTCAGCATGACGGGGATAGAGAAAAACTAAAATCCATCACATTCCCGAACGGTAAACTCACCTGGATATGGGTTGAGGAAGGTACAGAGCTTATGGAAAGTGATTTAGATATTATGGACGACCGTTTGCGTGGAGAGTTGGACAACCCCGAATTATTTTATCAGATCACGATTACATTTAACCCGGTATCTGCAACGCATTGGATCAAACGGAAGTTTTTTGATTATGAGGACGACGAAACATTTACACACCATTCCACTTACAGAGAAAACCGCTTCATTGATGAGGCATACCACAAACGCATGGAACGACGTAAAATCCAAGACCCGGAAGGATATAAGGTTTACGGATTAGGACATTGGGGTGAGTTGGGTGGTTTAATCCTCCATAACTACGAAATAAAAGAGTTTGAAACCGATCCGCAATACTTTGATTCTATGAACAGTGCCCAGGACTTTGGTTATAATCACGCCAACGCCATATTAGAAGGTGGATGGAAAGACGGGGATATTTATATATGCCGTGAAATTTATGTAAATGAGAAAGATACGTCCGAAATCATCCAAATGGCAGAGGGGAAAATCAGCAAACGATACACCATGTATTGTGATTCCGCAGAACCCGACCGTATTAAAATGTGGAGGAAAGCGGGATATAAGGCTAAAGGTGTCAAGAAAGAGCCGAACAGCGTAAGGGCGCAAATTGACTACCTAAAAGGCGTTAAAATATACATCCATCCATCATGCGTGAACACCATTAAAGAGATTCAGCAATGGAAGTGGAAGAAGGACAGAGAAACCGGGTTATACGTGGACGAGCCGGTTGAGTTTATGGATGATGCTATGGCTGCATTGCGTTATTTCATTGAGGAAAAGCGCAGAGAGAACAAAGTCAGAGCCGCCAAACCAATACCAGGTTTATAAAGGGGAGATACGATGTTTGAAAAATACGCTCAACTGATAGACGATCAAGGCATTGATACAAAAATCCTTGCCGATGTGATTAATGAGCATGGCAAGCTACAAGAACGCACACGCAAAAGATATGGGCGCTATAAGCAAGAGAGAAGTGATGTGCCGATATTCGGGCGTTTTGCTAATGAGAAAGAGCGCATACAAAACAAGGTAAACAATGAGCTTGCAAACGACTATTTCAGTGAGATCATCGACACGAAAGTTGGTTATATGTTTGGAACACCAGTGTCTGTTATGTATGACAAAGAGGCACAAGGCTATGACACGATTGTTGAAAAGCTCAATGAATTTAAAAAGCACAACAATTTAGATGATCTAAACGCCGAATGGTGCAAGTTTAGCGGAATGACTGGATATGATGCAGGATTGCTATATGTCGATAAAGAAGGGCAAGAGCGTGTTATGCGCCTTAATCCGTGGGAAAGCATTATCATATCCAAAACCGAGATCACAGAGCCGGAATATGGCGTACATTACTACGAAACATGGAACGATAATGTTCGTGTTGAATTTTATAGTCCGCAAGGTGTTCGTGTATTCGAGGGCAAAGGATACGGCGCACAAGAGCTTGCAGAGATAGCGAAAGAATCAAAAGAAAACCCGTTTGAAGTATGCCAAATGTTCGGGATTCCGAATAATGCAGAGCTTATGGGCGATGCGGACAAGGTGTTATCCCTTATAGATGCTTATGATAGGTCTATATCGGATATGAATAGCGAGATTGAACAATTCCGTTTGGCGTATCTGATATTCATTGGATTTGAGCCGGATCAAGCAACGTTGGACGAAATGATTAAAACGGGTGCGCTTCACATCCCTACCGCACAAGATGGCGAAAAAATTGATTGGCTCACCAAAAACCTTGACCCGAAATACGTTGATTCCCACCTGGACCGCTTAGAGGCGAACATACAAAGATTGGCGAAACACGTTAATTTCAGTGATGCAGCGTTTGGTAGTGATATTACGGGGCCGGCTATGAGGTACAAGTTGTTTCACCTGGAAACGAAATCGAAAACGTATGAGCGCAAGCACAACGCCGCTCTTATGCACATGTTTAAGGGGTTAGGCAATGCGTGGCAAAAGCGTGGCATTCCGTTTGACTGGACGAAATTAGACGCTCAATATACACGTAATATTCCGGTGAACGTTGTGGATGAGGCGACAGCAGCAACAACACTCATGGCGCTAACATCACGACATACAGCGTTAAGCACTCTTTCTATGGTTGATGATCCCGATGAGGAAATGGAACGCATTAAGCAGGAGCGTGAAGATATGCCCGATTTGGATAACGTGGAAGAAGATGAGGACGATAACCAGGGTGATGAGTAATGACGTTCAAAAAGTTATTAGAGTGGATCACCAAACAAATAGAGAAGGTCACGAAACGTAGCGAAAAGCGAATATTGAAGCGGTACAAGCAAACGCTCACGGAAATGGAAAGTGTTCTAGGGAAATACTACCGCCAATTTGAGGATGCTAATGGCAAACTGGATTTACAAACCATGCTGAAATATGACCGGATTACCAAACTCAAAAAAGAGCTTAATAAATTGCTAGTTAAGCAGAGAAAAGACATTGAGAAGGTCATAGAGGACAATGTGAAAGAGAGTTATACAGAAGGCTACTATTTGACCGCTTGGGCGTTGGAACGCTTCACACGCGCCAAATTGGATTACAGAACCGTAACACCGGAAACGCTAAATGCCATGTTAGAGAATCCCGTTGCAGGGTTAACGCTCAACGAACGATTAGAGCGCAACCGATCCGCTATTATATACACGATTCAGCAAGAAATTACGCAAGGATTACACAATGCGGAAACATTTGGAACGATGGCAAAGCGGTTGAAGCGCTCATTGGAGGGCGATGCGGTCAAAGCGATGCGT